GCCGGAGTATAATCGTTTAGCGTAAATAAATTGTAATTTATATGTATTCGCGTTTTTTAATATTTTCTTGCGAAATTACTTACATATATACTTACTTTACTTACACCACATTTAGTGGGACCTGTATAGTTATATATATTTTTGAGATCCTTATGTTATTGTGGATTTGTAAATTTGGATATAAAGTTTATTTATATACATATTTTATTAGACTATAACATATACTATCTTATTATTTATGTTTCTAGAACATCATCTTAAATAATGGCGTAGTAGATAGTAGTATGTAACAAGAGGTGTGTTAACTCAATCAAGATTTGGTTTCAGTTTTGGTTGTTTCAATGTTATGAAACCAACTCGCATTAATTTGCGTTAGATCAATACTGCCGCTTGAACTCCCATATTAATGTTCAAGTTTGTATTGGCAATAGTTGTTTAGATGGATGCTATGTTACGTATCGGGCTAACTTACCCGATATACTATATTTATATAGTTTTTTATTCAGATTATAGGATTTTTATCCTACGACTTAGATAGCACAATCTGATATAAAATGTAGTTTTTCTCATAGATTACATTCTCTTTTCAACTTATAGTGTGTATAATACTTATAAAGCGCATTTATTTAATTAATGTAAGACGCGCCCCCTCATGTTAATTGGGCACATGAGGATAAGGTTTTAAAGATAAGTTAAGGCTTCGGCCCATGATACACACTTAAAACAGTAAAAATGAAAAACAACGGAAGGCGAAAATGTGAATTCCTACGGGAATTATCTAAGTCAATGAACACCGAGGTGTTAAAAGATATAATAGATAATAGAGGTATAGATATGGAGATAGATGATACTCCATTGTACGCAGTCGGTTCAGAAAATGCAGATTATATGCTTAAAGGAGACTGGTGTGCAACACCAATACCTTTTAAATTTCTCAATGCTATGGAGAGCCTCAAATATCTTAGAGAGAGTTTAACATATTATGAGGGAATGACTCCAGAGGAAATTGATGAGAATTTTATGGATTTTCAACAATTGAAATTTTTTGTTAGTAGATACGGTACTAATGAACGTGAGAAGTATATTTCTGGTGAAGTACCTTGTGTACGTGATATGCTAACGCTTAATTGGATTGAGCGTTATGCAACACATGAAATATTGATGGACAGTATTTCATCATATAGATATAGATTTCGTAGTAGTTACGATATGTTGTCTAGATATGATTTTCAGACTACCTTAGTTAAAGATGTTTTTAAACATCATGAACTTCGGTTTCGAGATAGTCTAGATTTTATAACTAATCAAAGTTGTGGTCTTGAGTTTGATGCTCAATCATTATTTGATCCAGTTATAGAAATCAAAGATTATTTTCCTTTTGAGTATAATTATCAGAGTTTAAACGATTTTTATGAACATACTCTAAATATGAAAGTTGCTTATCAAATCATAAATGACGAACATTTTAGATTTATCTTTGATCTCGAACCACTTGATGTTGTTAGTCGATCGGACGAGGAGATTGACCATGAACGGTTAAAGAAGATTTTAGATAGAGCAAGCAAAATGGGATATTTAGACGAAAAATCCCATAATTTTGCTATAAATAAATTAAGAGAAGAAGAGGGGTACTGTAGTAACGATTCTGAAGAAACGTTGCTCTCCGAAATTCCTGAAATTTCTGAAAGTGATAAGATTGTTTCCGATTTTAATCAACGAGTGATTGAATTTAAAGATCGTTTTTGTAATGAATTTGACGATCATAAAGATTATATCGTTTATGGTGTTAATATCTTAAATGTTTTTGTTGCCTGTTATCATCTTAGTGAAACTACTGCTAGTCGTTCACTTAGAATGCAAAACTTATATGGTGCAATTGAAACATTTACTAGCAATTGTTTAGGTTTAAGTGTTTATAAAGTTATATCTCAAATGAAACGAACAGTTACTATCGGAGGTACTATTGACCATTTGTGGAATAAGTGTGTTTCACGTTCTTCTGACACTGTTATAGGTTTTCTTAATACATTAGAATCATCTGATGTTCTTAAGTCTTTAAAGGACATTATGCACTTTAGTGTAATTCATAAGTTTGTAGATGATAATCGTGTCACTTCTGCTATGTTTGGCAAAGTTTCGAGTGCTAAATATTCAGAATTAAACGTAATATCTGTATTGCGTTCTTTCGCAGAGTTATTAGATGCATTAACACTTTCTGTTTCACAACTTGTCAAACAAGGTTATGTTGATAGCGATGTTTTGTACAACAAGAGTAATGTTAGTGGTTATCTACGTGATGTTCCTAAACTACTTAATTTGAGCTTAACTCCTGAATCGATTGACAGTATTAGTCATGAAGTCAAGGAGTACATCGACGCTTATCCTATTACTCATTGTGATGCTATGGCGTCACGTAATAATGTTTTGATAGGACGTGTAGAATCACTTTATCAAAGTTTGTTAGCTACAGAAGGTACTATAAGAGAAATTTTAAGTGGTCAAATAGTTGGTAAAGCACCATATGTCTATATTGCTAATGGACCTAGTTCAGTAGGTAAAACTACTGTAGTAGAGTATATATCCGCAGCAGTAATGCAAGCTCTTGGTGTTGATATATCTAAACCTCACACTTATATAGTTCAAAATATACCTGGAAAACCATGGATGCTTAACTTTCATGAAATAACAGGTAAAGAATTAAGGTTTGATGATTTAGCTCAGTTTATTGAGGATCCAGAAAGTATGTCTACTTTTTTACAAGTTTCCGGTAATCTAGTAACCTGTGCCCCATTACCCGAGGCAGACAAAATGGGTAAACATAAAGTTAGACCAGAGTTAATCTCTGTAACTAGTAATGTCGCCGATGTTAAAATGGAAAACAAATTTTGTTTTGCTGATGCCTACTGGCGATGCCCAGCTGCATTTGCTCGTAGATTTCATACAGTTATTGATGTTCGGTTAAGACCAGAATTTGTTAGTCCAACTGGAGGTATAGACAAGGGTAAGTGTAACGAATGTGTCGGGGCTATACCCGATGCGTGGTTAATAAATGTTTATGTTCCTAGATTGGGGCCTGTAGATGAAGATGATGCATCGTTTAATCAGGATATTATATTTGAATGTAAACTACGCAATGCTTCAATTTTTGAAGTCATGCGGTTTATAGTTGCTAGTGCTATAGCAGAGCGCAATCAACAGGCAACTCTTGTTGAACGCTTGAAAGAAACTAAAGATGGTAGAAATTTTACAATGTGTGAACATGGTAAATTTCCTGGTGAGAAACCCGAGTGTGAAGTTTGCTATAGTCAGTTAACTAGATCTGCAGCAGGTAGTATAGATATTAATCTATCAAGAGGACAGGAATCTTCCGTGATGTCATACTTTAGGGGTGGATACCGCTCTAAGCAACCTCAGTCAGTAAGGCGTAAGTTGATGAATTGGTATGCTACTAGAGCTCCTAGATGGATGTATTATTATCCTATAAAAACTTATTTATATATATACGGAATTACATTAGATTATTCTTTTGATGGTATTACACCTTTAAAAGAAGCTATTAAGGTTGATTTCGAGAATAATTATAAATTGGGCAGAAGGAAGATTGGAGATTGGTATGAAAAACCATTGGTTCAGGCATCTGTGAAAATGTTTGTTCTTTTTCTTCAAATTACATGTGTTGCGCTTGTAACCTCATTGTCAGGGTTAGCTGTAGTTAGGACCTGTCAAGAGATAGACAGGAGACTGACTCCAGAGGATGATAAGAACAAATCTAATTCAGAGTATTCAGCTATACCAACTGTAGAGGACAAGAAAAATTTAGAAACTAAGTATCGTACATCAGATGACCAACCTAAAATAGTGGTCAGAGATATATCACTCCGTGACAGTATTCTTCCAAATAATCCTAAACAGATGTTATCCACAGTAGAAGATAACATCTTTGCTGTTAGTATAGAAACTAGTGGTAAGCGT